TGCCAGACTAACCATGCGGGCTGAGGATTTAGAGTTTCCTGAAGATTTAACGCCTGCCTATGTGGAATGGTATCAGTCTGATTTCAAGGACTATGAAGATGACTGGTGGCTCATGGAGCATAAAGACTTTGAACAAGCTATGGTTCAACTATATAAGGACACAGATGGCAAAGAAGGCTGGGCAGAAGCACGGGATTATAGCAAAGTGCCTAGTAGAGAGGTTTATAACCTGTACCAGACATATTTAGGCTTGCCATCTGGAAATCCTCGATTAGACTTCAGAGCTAAGCATCCAGAATTAGATGACTGGCTGGTTTTAGCCAAAGGGTACACATCTATTAAGGACAGAGGAAATGCAGAAGCAGAACCTACTCCCTGGGAGACACAACAGGATGTGGAGAGGTTTAAGGAGTTATTTAAGTAAGGAGGAATTATGGCAAAAGGAATACCCAAAAGAGATGGCTCTGGCAAGGGGGTTAGGGCAAATAGAGGTAGGGGTGGATGCTCACCGACAAGGAATGTAGGAAAGGGAAGTAATAGAAGATAGGGTCGAAGGGTAAGCCACCGCCTTCAAGGGTGGCAAACAAAAGTCCGCACTAAGCGGGCTTTTTCATTTGAGCCGGTAAATCAAAGATGCTGGCTCTAGTTACTTAAGGAGGTGACCAATGGACGAAACCAAAGAGACCAACCAGGACGCTTCTCAGAAGTCTTCTGATGGTAGACCTGGGACTACTTCAAAGGAACCAGCCAAGACTTACACCGAGGAGGAAAGGGACAAAGCGGTTAATGATGCTCTCGCTACGGCGGGTAGAACCGCCAAAGAACTAGACGATAGGAAAGCTGGTCTTGATGCTGAGCGCCAGGAACTTGACGACCTGAAGGGCGAAGTTACCAAGGTACAGGAGCAGATAGATCAGGCCGAACTGGAGGCTGCTAAGGGGGACCCGGAAAGGCTCAGGGAACTCCAGGCTAAGAAGTCCTACAAAGACTTGCTGGACAAACTTGAGGCTAAGAAAAAGGAACTCGACAAGCGAGAGGCTGAGCTAAACCGCTCAAAGGCTGAACATGAGTCAGAGGTTAATGCAGCGAAGCAAACGCAGCTTGAAATCGAACTCTGGAAAATCGCAGAGGCAGAAGGTATTAAGGCCGAAGACCTCAAAAAGGGCATGAAAGACCTTGGCCTGACGACTGTTGAGCAAGCCAAAACCCTAGCCAAGACGCTGAAAACTGGCAAGCAGCCAGAAAGCAAAAAGGGTGAAAAGTTCGACCCCGACTCCGGTGTGACTTCTGGTGGAGGAGAGTCTTTGGAAGGCAAATCAGCGAGTAAGTTATTCGCTGAGGACTTCCGAGATGAACAGAAAAAATAGAACACAGGAGGAACACTAAATGATTACTGGATATTTCGCCAACACAACCGAAATGGTGAAGTTGGTGCAATCTAAGCTACTAGCTGGTGTCGTCCAGACGGTATATGAAGTTGGGCAGCTTATACCTAAGTTGCCTGTCACCACGATTGATTCCTACACCTTAAAATGGAATCGGGAGGCGACGCTACCTAGTATCTCCGCCAAGTCCAAGGGCGAGCAATACGGCTGGAAAGAAGTAGCCACCTATGGTCAACCTAGTGTGGCATTGAAGGAGTTTGGTGACCAATGGGCACTTGTTAAAGGCGCTCAGGAAACCTACAAAGACCCCAATGACTACAGGGGAGTCATTCAAGCTCAAATCATCAAGGGGGCACTGCGAACCATTGAAAACAAACTTGTCTATGGGGATGCAACCACCTACCCCAAGGAGTTCGATGGACTGGACAAGCTCTGCCCTGCCACCGGCGGACACGCTTTTGGTGCAAACCAGGACTTTGATGCTGGCGGAGCAGCCGGGGAACTAACCATAGCTGCTCTCCTGGAACTTATCAGACAATGCAAGCCCAAACCTAGTTTTATCCTGATGCCCCCAGCTATCAAGGATAAATTGTTCATCTACTCAATGGGCAAAGCTGGGGCTATCGTGATGGCCAGAACTCCTAGTGAGTTCGGCACTTTGGTCGAAACCGTAAACGGTATTCCCATCGTTACCTCAGATTATCTGTTGACTGAGAATGACAATGACGGTGGGTATCTAGGTTCAGGCAACCTGGTAAGCATTTACGCTATCAGAACTGGCTCAATTGAAGAGGGTGGCGTTAGCCTCTGTCTCGGTGGCTCAACTGGCGGGAAAGACTTTTTTGAGGTTGACCACTTTGATAAGCTGGAGGGTTACAACGCCGAGGGCATCCGAGCTTACTGCTACACCGCCCTGGCGATGGGTAGCCCCAAGTCTATTACCCGAATCCACAGTTGCGACCAGACGGCCGCTATCACTGATACCGGGTAAGCTGAGGGCTGAACCTTATCAGTCCTTCCTTTATAGGCTGAGCAGGCGCAAGCCTAGTCAAATAATTAGCGCCAAGTCAAACAAAAGAAGGAGAACCCAATGGGTACAATATTTACAGGAATTGAAAGCATGGTGCGCAGGCGAGTTAAGAGGGTGGCTCTTGCTGCGGGTGCTGCTGATGCTTTTGCCTTCGCATGGCAAAACCCAGAGGATAAGGCCATCATCGTAACCAGGGTTGTAGTTGATATTACCACTGCTGGCGGGACTGCAACTGCTGACCTGGATGTCGGTGTAGCCGCTAATGCTACCACAGGTGCTACAGACATCTTTGATGCCATAGACGCTGACGCTGCGGCTATGCATGACCATCTCTTGGTAGCTGGAGCAGGAGCAGGCGGAGTACACAAAGTGGATGCAAATGGCGGAACCAATGACTACATCACAGGTCAGATTACTACCGAGAAGGCTGACGACCTTGCGGGCTACGTCTATATTGAATACTTCATAGTCGAGGATTAGGACACGTAATCAGGAGAGGTGGGATTGTCCCACCCCTCCTGATTTAAGGAGGGCAATATGCCTACAAGTGAAAATCAACAGACCCTTGCGTGTATCGCCTTAGCGATTAAAAGAGGCGAGACTCCCCGGTCATATAGTGAGGAAGCTGCGGAGATGGCCGACTCAATGTCCGAGGAAAAGCTAAGTGAGTGGTGCAAGGGACCAGTCCAAAAGGAATAGGTGAGCTATGGCAAAGGATTTATCCGCAATCTGCCAAATAGCGCGTCAATTCCTGAGAGATGAGTTTATATCCGCCCAGGCCCACGAGTTTGCCGATGACGAGATAGAGATACATGTTGGCGAGTGCCTAGTGGAAATCTCCCAGCACAGACCTTGGGAAGTCAAGGAGACGCTGACTATCGCCAATAAATCAGGTGCGGCCACGGCAACAACAGCCAGCCATCTCATTGATACGGCAAATGCCCACTTCGTAGCTGGAGATGTCGGCAAAACTGTCTATAACAGCACGGATAAAACCACGGCTAAGGTAACTGAATATAACAGTGAATCCGACCTTACGCTCGATACCGACATCATGGCAAGTGGGGAATCCTATACCTTATACGCTTACCAAGGAACGAGTGGGAAAGACCTTAATACATCTTCTATCACAAATCTATTAGAGGTAGAGAAGGCTGAATACCCGACAAGGCAAACGCCACCGGCGTTCAGGAATGTCAAAGTCTTCGGAGATGTTCTAACCCTAGATATTGATTCTGAACCTACTGATGGCGATGAGGTTTTCCTTTACTGCCACAAAGTCCATCAGTTAACGGAAGCATCATCTAGCTTGAGTTCTGATCTGGAGAAAGCCTTAGTTGAAGGCGTTGTGGCTAAGGTGGCGTTGGCCTGGGGTAGCGAAATTCGCACACAGATAACGGCGGCGAAGGAGACGCTAGATGATGTCAGTAGCGCGATAGGTGACATGTCGGCTCGAATTACTCAAGCTGCCGCCGATCTGATAAGCGGAAGGACGTATATTGCCAGCAAAAACGAGGAGGCTATAGTGGCAATCGGGAGTATGTCGGCAAGGATTACTCAAGCTGCCGCTGACTTAGCCAGTGGCCGGGCAGTGATAGGTGCCAAAAGGACTGAGGCAATTACCGCCATTGACAGTATGGCAACCTATCTCACCCAAGCTGTTGCCGACCTCACCAGCGGCCGGGTAAAAATAGACGATGAACGGACTACTATGGATACAGCCATAGACAATATGAGTGCCCGGATTACGCAGGCCATAGGTGACCTTACCAGTGGGAGAGGCAAAATCGGCACTATCACTATCGCAAGGGCGCAAGAGGATTATGCCAAATACGCCACTGTGGAGTTGGGTAACGCTGCCCGCTACCTGGACCAGAGCCGGGGCTATCTATCTGAGGCTACTACCTCAGACCGCTACGCCAACTACGCTGCCAGGGACATTCAAGCTGCTTTGGGATACCTTAACCAGGCCAAAGGTTATTTGGCCACAGACCAGGCAGCTCAAGAATACTCTGGCTCGGCAGCACGGGAACTGCAAAGTGCCTTAAACTACCTGAATCAGGGAAAGGGTTATTTAGCCTTAGATCAGCCTGCTACGGAATATGCCAATTACGCAACCCGAGAGGTAAACAGCGCTATGGCTCATCTCAGCAAGGCTACTGGTTACTTCCGTAAGCTGACAGCCCAGCTCAACATAAGTGCGGCTGTCACCCACTATCAAAACTGGGCAAAAGAGCAGTTCGCAATCTATCAAAACAGCCTTAACTCAATAGCCAGGCCGAAGGCCTGGAGATTTTATTAAAGAGACTAACGAGGAGGTAAAAATGGCAGGTTCAAAAAGCGATTACCTAGAGAATGAAGTGATTGACCATGTTTTCGGGAAGGGCAGCTACACGCCACCGACAATCTATGTAGCTCTGTTCACGGTTGCGCCGACTGATGTCGGCGGCGGAACTGAGGTATCGGGTGGCTCGTATGCCAGAGTAGCAACGGATTCCAATGACTGGGACGCCGCAGCTAGTGGGGCGACAGCAAACGCAGGGGACATTACCTTCCCTGAAGCAACCGGTGACTGGGGGGAAGTGGTTGCCTTTGCACTATTCGATGCTGACACCGGTGGAAATATGCTCTACTGGGGCGACCTTACCGCAAGCAAGTCAATAAATTCTGGTGACACGGCTAAGTTTGCAACTGGCGATTTAGATGTAAGTGAGGACTGATAAAGTCCCCCTTGAGAGGAGTGTGTTGCATGAGAAATCTTTTTAAGAGCACTGTGCCGCTTGCCGAAGGCAAGGAACACCCCAAGCCCCTGGTTGAGATGATGAGCAACACCAGAGAAGCTGTCGAAGCCTATGCTCAAGCCACAAAGGTATCTTTGGGTGACGCTGCTCTAATTCTCTGCTTTAACGAATTGCGATGTATCCATTGGCATCTTGATAGGGACTTGGCGGAGAAAGAGAATAACCACGAAGGAGGTTAATTATGGCAGCAATAGGAGATGTTTACTCAGCTTGTGGAGCACAGGTAGCCAATGATGCCCACAAGACCATCCAGCCAGCAGCAGGCCATGAAGCAGCAATCCATAACATCTACTTTGAAGATGATATTGAGATTGAGTGGTATGACGGCACGAATACAGTAGCCTTTGACTCAGTAACTGGCAAAGGTGTATATCCGTGCTATGGCTCTCATGTAACCAATTCAATCTACATCAGAGTAAAAAATGTTGGTGGGGAAGCCCACTCCATCGGCTTTGATGGAGTCTATACGAAGGTGGCATAAAGATGATTAAAAGTCCTTGGGTTCGGATACATGAGAAACTAACCACAGGCGTGCATGGGGTAGGTTCAGACTATGTAGCTAAGTCAAAATCCAGTAGTTTACCTGTCCTCAACGCCCCAGCGGGAACAGCAGAATGGGAAAATAGAACCTATGCAGGTTGGGAACTTGTTACGACTACAACTGAATATACTATCGGTGATGGACAGGACTTTGCTACGCTCGCCGCCGCTGTAGCAAGTTTGCAGGGATTGATATTAGTAGCAAGCATTACCCTTAAACTCATGGAGGATATTACACTGACTACTGATGTAAGCTTCCTAAAGATGATAAGTGCTTACGGTTATCTTATTTTAGATTTGAATGGTCATGACCTTGAGATAAATAATGGTTGCGTATATGGTCTACGATTCATAGGCCCAATTGATGCTTTGATACAGAATAGTGGTGGGGCTTGTTCGATTAAGATGATAGCTACTTCTCTCTCACCACCTTACTATTTAGTAAATGGTGAGAGAAGATGCATTCTTGACTTGGTGAACATTACGCTTGATGCGAACAGTAAAGCATTCAATGCAAGTGCACGACTAAATGAAGCACGAGGTAGATTCTATAATGTTACCTGGAGCAATGAAGGCTCTCTAATCAAGGGTGGAGTCTATGCAACGGAAGTGTCTCATGGCGGTTTCATAACTACAGACCCTGCTGCTGTAATAGCAGACAGAGGCTCTATCCTTATCAAGACCGATGGCACAGTGGTAACGACATAATATCCTGAAGGAAGACGCTGAATGAGGCTAACAGAATTTGGTAGAGCAAAGATAAATGGCATTGATGAGTATGGGCGAGCTATTATTGGTCGCATTACTGAGTTCGGTAGAATAGTATTTGGTGGCAAGGATGTAGTGCCAGTTGGCACGATTGCAATGTGGTCTGGGACTTTAGCCAGCATCCCTGATAACTGGCTTCTCTGTGATGGAGACAATGGCACTCCGAACCTTATAGCGAAATTTATTAGAGGAGCACCGTCAGCAGAAAATCCAGGAGCTACAGGTGGTTCTGATAGCCATACTCACGCCTCTATGACTTCAGCCGGTGCTCATAGCAATACAACCTCTA